TTGATCCTTCGGATTTTACATTTAAGAGATAAAATACGTTCTTCTTATATAATAAGCCTGTAGAATGGTTCTACGGGCTTTTTTTATGTCCTTTTCCGCCATTTTGCACCAGGATAATTTTGCCTTATAAAATTTACTCTTATGGCAAAATTAAAACCTGACTATATCGAATGGGTGTTAACCCTGAACGCCTCCGATGCGCAGAAGGAAATACATAATCTTTCAGAAAAGAACAAAGAGCTCCGGGATAGCAATAAGGAAATAAAAAAGGCTATGACCGATTTAATCGCCACAGGGAAAGCTGGTGGTAAACAGTGGAAAAGGCTGAATGAACAACTGAAAGAAAATAATAAGACGCTCGGCGAGAATAACAAGAAGATTGCCGAATGTGAGAAACGGCTGGATAAAACCACTATGAGTGCCAACCAGCTGGCAAGAAAGGCAAACGCCTTGCGGAAAGAGCTTCGTGATACGGTGAAATCCTTGCAGCCGGAAAAATATGCCGCCCTGGAAAAGGAGCTGAAAGAAGTTGAGAAAGCATACGGGCAGGCCACGAAAAAGGCGGAAGGTTTCGGCGGTTCCCTTCTTTCCTTGAATAAGATAAAAACGGTTCTGGCCGGTGTATTTGTCACTATCGGCGCAATGATAACCGGGCAGATTGTCGGCGGGCTAAGGGATGCGATCAGTACTATTATAGAGTTCGAGAAGAAAAACAGTACTTTGGCCGCTATCCTGGGAACCACGAAAAAGAGTATCAAGGATTTAACGGATGAAGCGCGCCGGCTGGGTGCTACCACTTCTTATACGGCCGCACAGGTAACGGCACTTCAGATAGAGCTTGCCAAGCTGGGATTTTTCAAAGAGGATATTAAAGCTATGACGCCTTCCGTGCTGAAATTCGCTAAGGCGGTGGACACGGATCTTGCCTCGGCCGCTACGCTTGCCGGTGCAACATTGCGTATTTTCAACCTTGATGCGGAAGATACGGAACGTGCACTTTCTACCATGGCAATAGGTACAACGTCTTCGGCCCTGAATTTTGAATACCTGAATAGTGCAATGTCTACCGTCGGTCCGGTAGCAAATTCTTTCGGATTCACGATCGAGGAAACGACCGCCCTTTTGGGAGCTTTGGCAAACAGCGGTTTCGACGCTTCATCGGCAGCAACGGCAACACGTAATATTTTGCTTAACCTGGCTGACAGTAGCGGTAAACTCGCGCTTGCTCTTGGCGGTTCGGTTAACAACCTGGATGATCTGATAAAGGGACTTAAAAAACTAAACAGTGAAGGAATAGACTTGAACAAGGCCCTTGAACTGACCGATAAACGTTCCGTTGCAGCGTTTAACACTTTCCTTAACGGTACCGATACCGTGCTGGCACTTTGCGACGCGGTGACAGGTGCAGAAGATACCTTTAATGCTATGTCCGAAGAAATGGGTGATAACGTTCAAGGTGCACTAAACCGGCTAAGTTCAACTATCGAAGGGGTAGTTTTACGTTTCTATGAATCAAAGGGTATTCTCCGGGATTTAATAGACCTTGTTACGCTTATGGTGGAAGGTGTGGGAGGTATGATTGACATGTTTAATAAATGGGGTGTTGTCACTTATACCGTTACCGCTTATTTGGTTTCTTACTATGGAGGACTGAAAATCGCTACCATGTGGCACGCCCGTTTTAAAACGGCGACCCTTGCTTCGGTCGTTGCAGAGAAAGCGCACGCCGTACAGCTTTATATCAGCCGGGCGGCTACTCTGACTTATGCGGCAGCCCAGGCACTATTACACAAGAATACTACCAGATGTACCGCTGCACTTCGGTTAATGAGGATCGAACTTTTGAAAAATCCATATACGGCCCTGCTCGCGTTACTCGTGGCAGCCGGTGTTGCTATCTACCAGCTTGCAAAGAAGACGGAACAGGCTTCGGCGGCGATGAAGGCCCACCAGGAAGTCGTAAAGAAAGTGAATGAAGAATATGCCAGCCAGGAAGCAAAAATAAAAACTCTTGTAGCTGCTATCAATGATGAGAACCTTTCCAACTACACCCGTAAACAAAGGCTCGCAGAATTAAAAGAACTGATACCGGAATATAATGCGGAATTGAATGAAGAAGGCAGGCTCATAAACAACAACAAGGAGGCCATAGATCAATATTTAGTTTCCTTGGAAAAACAAATCAAGTTGAAAGCTTACCAGGAGGAACTGGAAGAATTGTACAAGAAAAAAAGGAATCTTGAAAGCCAGGAATCAGAGCAAAGCGACGCTTACTGGGACACCCGCCAGCAAAATACATTGTCAGGATATAACCGGAACAGTCTTACCGCTAAAATAAGCCGTTTATTTGGTACAGAAAAAGAGGCTAACCAGTTGAAAGCCCTACAGACAACACAGAAGGATTTGGCCGGTATAGAATCAGCAATCGCCCAGATCAATAATGATATCTTAAAAACAGAGGCGACAGCCACTTCATTAACCGGAACCAATAAAGAAAATATAAATACTGAAACATCACTCATAAAGAAACTGGAGGCCGAAAAGAAAAAGGTTCAGGAACAGTGGGCGGAAGACAGCAAAGCGAATATCGCCAAGAAAAACAAGGAAATAGAACGTATCGACGCCGAAATAAAACATTTAAACGAACTGGGTAAAGTCAAAAAAAAGGCGGAAGCCGGGGAGTATAAAAATACAGAAACGGACGCTACATTAAAACCTCTGGAGATCGAGCATGAAAAACGTATGCTTCTAATCAAACAAAACCGGGAGAAAGAAAATAAGACGGAAGCCCAGTATATTCTTGAAGAGACGGCGGAGAACCTTCGCTATTACCGGGAACGTATCGACGCACTCCAGAAGCTGGAAGCAAAGACTCCGGCACAAAAGAAGAAGTTACTCGATGAAATCCACAAGCTCGAAACAGAAGCACAGACGGCCATTTTTACGGAAACCGGCAAGCAGGAGGACGCCCGTATAAAACGGGTACAGGAGAAACGGGACGAACGGTTAAAGATTGAAACCGCCTATTACAATGTCCAGAAGGACACCATGGAAAAAGCGGTATTAAACCAGAGTATCACGCAGGAAGCCGCCGACGCCTATATGCTGGAAGTTGAAGCGGAGCACGCCGCAGAACTTCTGGAGATAAACCGTACTTACCAGAATGATATTGCCGCTTTGGAAATTACCGGCAAACAGAAACGTATAGAAACAGCGACGGAAGCGGCCGACACCGTGCGTGAGTCTGAAATGAAGTTATTGCGTGATCGGGCGGCCATTGCTCAAAAAGTACGTGAAATAACTTCCGTTCCGGTTGGAATAAATGGTATGCAGGAGATGCACCGGAAGCAGGTTCAGGATGTAGAAACGACTTATAATGCCATAATTGAGATAGCGAGACAGGCGGGGATTTCTACTGTTGGTTTGGAGAAGCAGAAACAACAGGAAATTAGCCAGCTTGAATTTGAATACCAGAATAGTTTATACCAGATTCAATCCCAGATCGGCGTATCATGGGCGCAGGAATACCAGAATGAACTGGCCCTGTTAAAGAATCTGCACGATCAGGAATTAATAGACGAAAAGACATACCAGCGTAAAAAACTGCAAATGCAGATGAATAACGCTAAAAAATACTTTAACTATTATTCCGGCCTTTCCTCTTCCATGGTGGAAGCTATTCAGCAGGCCGAAATCGACCAGGTGGAAGCAAAATACGATGTTCTCATACAAGAAGCCGAAAACAACGGGGAAGATACTGCCGCCCTGGAAGAAGAGAAGGAAAATAAGAAACTGGAGATTCAAAAGAAGTATGCGGATGTAAATTTTGCTATCAAGTGTTCCCAGATCATAGCAGATACAGCCGTTTCGATTATGAAGGCGTACGCGGACTTAGGACCGATCGCCGGAACCGTTGCTGCAGCAATGCTTGCGGCTACCGGTGTGGCCCAGCTTGCATCGGCCAAAGCAGAACGGGACAGAATTAAAAACATGTCCCTGAAAAACACTACCGGCAGCAAGACCGCCACGGCTGAACGTGTTGTTTCCGGTTCTTCCGGTGGTGGATATTCGGAAGGTGGTTACACCGGTCCCGGTGGGCGTTATGAAGTGGCCGGCGTTGTTCATAAGGGAGAATATGTGGTACCACAGCCGGAAATGAATAATCCTAAAGTAATCGACGCTGTTAGCACTATCGAAGCGATCAGGCGGCAGCGTACCAATGCGAACCCGTTGCCACAGAATCCGGGTGAATATGCGGAAGGCGGTTACGTTACCTCTTATGCAGGGGATTCTTCCTACCGGGAGTTCCTGGAAGCGGCAAAGGAGCTTCGCGCCTCCTGTGAGGCTATCAAATTGATAAAGGCCTATATCGTTTATCAGGATTTGGAGAAGGCCAAAGAAACTATAGATAACGCCCGCGACACCTTTACACGCGGAAAATAAGTAATCATTATGCTAAAGATTAAGACGAACAAAGGTTATCTGGACTTAGGGGGTGACTTTACCGTACAGATCGACGAGAAATCCCCCGTCATGAACGACCGGGGATCACAAACCGTACCGGTCACGGTTCCCGTCACTGCCAACAATGCAGGGATAACCGGTTTTGCCCACCGGCTCGACATGGGTGTAAAACCGATGAATGAAGATCAGACATGTACGGTATTGGACGGGGTGTATAAACGTACCGGAAAGATAAATATCGTTTCCGCCGGCAGGACGGAAGGAATTACTTTAAATATCGGTTTTGACAATTCGGAAGCCTACAGCGCCTGGAAAGCAAAGAAACTGAACTCGATCACATTACCCAGCATAAGCGGCGGTACCGTTAGCGGTCTTATGTCCTCTATAAACTGGTTCTTCACGGATTCCCATGAAGATTTTGCCATATTTCAAATAGTAGTCAAAAATGATTCCAAGGACGGCACGTATTACCCGCAATACATAAACCGTATCACTTTGGATTCAAACGGTGAATATGCCTTATGCTATCAGGCAAGGACGGAAACACTACTGATAAATGATACCCCGACCGAAACGAGTTTACCGGAAGGGTACGGCGTGGCCCCCTTCTTATACGTGCACCGTGTCCTGGACTTTATATTTTCAGAATTTGGTTATACTATAACCGAAAATCCTTTTAAGACGGACAAGGAACTTTCCAGCCTGGTAATCCTGAACAATGCCGCCGACTGTTGCGTGACGGGTATCCTCAATTATGCCGATTTAATGCCGGATTGTACGATTGAGGACTTTTTAAACGCGCTGTATGTACGTTTCGGACTGGTTTATAATGTCTCTTCCGATACGAAAACGGCCACTTTAAGACTGATCCGGGATATAATGGAAGATGAACCTGCCGTTGATCTGTCCCGGAATCTGACGGCGGAACCCCTTATCAATTATGAAACGGCCCGTCAGATAAAGTTATCGGCCAAAACGTCTTTTACCGGTGCCGCGCCTTCGGTGGAACGGTACGAGGACTATATCAAGGGGAACGAAAAAATGGTTATCCGTGTAAGCCGTTTCGATCCTTCCCAGGCCTCCGTGTGGCTGAACTACGAGAAGACCACCGGCAACTGGTACAAATGGGATTCGGGCAACAAGAAGCATACGTTATCATCATCCAGTTTCTTTAACTGGGACCGGAAGACGGAAAACGTAGAGGACGAGGAGCTGGCGAGCGATGATGAATGCGTGTTTATGGATTTTGCCCCGAACGGCCTTCTTTCCCCGTATTACCTGGCCGGGTATGTGCACCGTTATACCTACCTGAAAACCTCTTCCGATGATGAAGAGGATTCGGAAAAGGAGGAGACGCCGCTTTCCTTCGCTTTCGCTTTTACAAAGGCCGTTACGGAAAGTACGGATTATTCCTTCGGTTCTATTTTACCATACGCTCCGGACGGCGGAGAAATTACGTTAAAAGACGGCAGCAAACATACGATATCGCTTTTATTCCAGTTTGAAGACGGTCTGTTTGCCAAGTTCTGGCAGAAGTATGACGCCGTATTAAGGCACTCTTTTAACCAGGTGGACACAAACACCCTTTTACCGGTTCACCAGCTTATGAAAATGGATGTCTTGACCCCGGTAGCCCTGCGGGGGCAGTACATGCTTCTGGACGGCCTTTCCTATTCGCTTCCTGCGGGTAAACTGGTACCGGTAAACATTACGTTGCGTTCCCTGCGTCTGATCGGTCCCTATAATCTGGATAATGAACAGGGCATTCCCGTGTGGGGCGGTGCTTCCTACGTGTGGGTCGTATATTCTTCCAATTTGCAGAGTGTACAGGCCGGAAGGGTGGAATATTGGGAAGATTATTACCGTTATCACTGGATGTATGCTGTGTACGGTTGCCGTGTATCGAATACGATATATGACGGGTATGTTACGCCGTCAACGGATGAGGATATATTAAAAAATCCGCCCACCGCACAGGATAACATCATAGAAAAAACTTACAAATGTAAGATAGAGGTTGAAATCGAGGTAAACGAGCGTTCCGGCGCGGCCAACTATTTTTGTTACGAAACGGAAGAAGTCGAATACCAGGTAAGGTTTGTCGCATCGAGGGTGCTTAGCTGATCCCGTCCTTTATTCTTCCTTTGATAAACCCAACTTTTGCAGCATGGAAAAGCAGAATAATATCATCCTTGCCCCGTCATCTTCACAGGTGACGGAGCTTTATAAGCTTTGGAGGGAAAACCATGCGGGGCGGCTCTCGGACTTTTACAAGTTCCTGACGTCTCCCACGGATCAGCGTGATCGTTTCCTTTCCGGACTTGAAAATAAGAGTGAGTTTAACGGAATATTCATCGTTAACACCTTTGAATTATGAGTTTGACAGCAAACATTGATCCGACGGAAAACGCCTTTACCGGAAACCCTGTTTATCTTTCGGTAGAAACTACTTCTATGGCGACTTACAATATAATGTATTTCGTGAACTTTGAATTTATGCGTTCCATATTTACCGGTAACGGTAATGGAAGTTTCAAGGTGAATATCGCGGAGGTCCTGGAAACGCTTTTTGTTGATATTCCCCCGTTAACGGACAGTTCCGAGATGTTGATAAGCCTTTCCGATAAACGGTATAACAAGGCGGTCGTCACGATCACCCTTCAAAATGAGGAGGAAGAAACGGCCACTTTGGTTGTTACTGCCTGGCGTGGCGGTATATCCAAACGGGCTTTTAAGAAATTGCATGAAGAAGGTAATAACATCTTTTCTTTGAAGTTCTTGAATGAATCCTGCAATTTCTTCTTTACCACCCGGAGCAATGACTGGCGTATAACGATGCGCGAGACGGAACTTTACCCGCTCTGTTTCATCTATCCGGAGCACGAGCTGAAAATAACGGAACTTCTTACCGGACAAAGCCTTGCAGTACCAGGCACGGCAGGGAATTTCTACGCCTTGAACCTGGAGGCCGTAAGACTTAAATTCTTTACCGATTACGGGGTACTGGCCAACCTTTTTGACGTGTATAGCGGTGAAACGTTCGCTCTCCGGATCGGGATCGAGCAAAGCCCGACGGTCCGCGAGCGTTACCGGCTCCGGTTCCTGAACAGTTACGGGGTTTACGAGGTGTTTTCCCTGGAAGGCGAGGCGAGCGTAACTCCCGGCATGGATGAAGACGAAGACGCTGTTTTCCGGCGTTACGATGAAATTACCGATGATTATTATTCGGATCGCATACGTACGGAGATACAGGAAGCCGTAACGGTTAAGACGGGATTCAAACGCCCGCAGGAAATACGCTTTCTTCTTGACCTGCTTTCCTCCGATGATGTCTACCTGGCAGGTTACGGCCGGGAAGAGATCAAGGTAATTCCTTCGGCGGAAGGGTTTTCTTACCGTGTCCGTCCGGACGCGCCGCAGAACGTGACGTTAAAGCTCACGTTTGCCGAGAAGGAGTCCAACTGGACGGGAGAAATCACGGAAAGCGGCTACCGGAAACCGCGGGTTCATTCCAAAGAGTTCAGTAAACAATTTAATTAATGTATCTATATGGCAACACAGGAGTATATCGATGATCTTATTATAGTCATTGAAACCGCGGAGGACGCGGAAAGCGTTACCAACCAAATGGTGGCGGCGGTTCTTGGCTTCTTGAACGAACACCTGAAACTGGTTTCCCAGGGTAAGGAAATCGAGGCGGAGGAAGCCGCCCGCATTGCCGCCGATGCAGCCTTGCAGAAGGCTATCGACGCCGTTTCTCTACGTATCGACCGGCTTGTCGGCAACAACGCTTCGCAGGCAATCGACAACTTTAACGAAATTCTTGCTTTTCTGGACGGGCTTAAAGACAGTGATTCGCTGGCCGCATTGCTGGCCGATATCAACGCCCGTATCGGCAGCGAAGACGGTTCACAGAGTGAAGACGGTTCCCTTTGGGGAAAGCTGAAAAGTCTGTCCCAGGATATTAGCAGTTGTTCCGAGGACATAAGCACGTTGCAGGCAGACCGTGACGAAATGAAACAGGAGTTGCAGGAAACTGCCGGGCGTCTGTCTTCCACCTTTACCAATGTAAACAACCTCTTGAACGCCGGCAGCGTTTATAGTGATCTGTCGGGGGTGTTTGCAGCATTGAAAACGGCGGGGAAGATTGACGATGTCCGGAAAAACGGCGTGATCCTTTCTTTCCTCACTGCCGACGGCTGGGTGACGAAACAATTTAAAGGCAATCCGGACACGGATTTTGAGAATGTCGAAAAGTGGGAGGATTTCGGCAGCGGCGGTTCAGGCGGCGGGAATACCTATAATGTAACCGGCAGTGTGCCGCTTACGGAAGGTTTCTATACCCTGGCTTCCGCCATTGCCGCGGTACCGGAGAAGTGGCGCGGCCGGGGGCGTGTCATCACCTTTGAAACATCGCTCGGCAAATGGGAGACGTACCAGTTTACCGGAACCGCCCTGGATGCCTGGGACCAGGAGGCGAGCTGGGAAGAGTTCGGCGGCAAAGGAACGGTAAAGAGCGTAACGGTAAACGGCGAGAAGCAGACGCCGGACGCGGCCGGTAATGTGAATGTAAACGTGGATATCCTGGAAGTGGACGAGACTTTGTCCGCCGATTCCACCAATCCGGTAGAAAACAAGGTAGTAACCGCCCGTTTTAACGAGGTGGACGCTTCCACGCTGTTTAACGTAAATGCGGAGGTAAGCGAGGATGAAACATCCGTCCGTCTGTCTTTCCAGAACAAAAGCGGCGCGGAAATTACCGCCGTGGATATCCCGGCCGGTTCCGGTGGAGGTTCCGGCGAAACGGTGGCTACTAAAATTGTCTTGAATGCGGCTGTAGATAACGCCATAATCAAGGAAGGCGGAAACGCCCGTCTTACTTATACATACGATCACCAATACACCACGGGGGATGAAAAGGGGGAATCTACCGGGCAAAAGGCGGATATCACCGTTACGATCAGGCGTGGAACAACTACCATGTATTCCCAGACGGTCAGCGATGTTTCCAAAGGCAGTTACGAACTGGACCTTTCAAGTTACTTGCTTGTTGGGAATACCGATATTTACGTAGTGGCAACCACAACCGATCCGACTACCGGCAAGAAACAGACCCGACAGGCGTTTACATCCGTGAAGGTTGTCAGCCTTTCCCTTACCAGCTCTTACAATCTGGCCGGGGCCATAGCCGCAGGCGGTTATACCCTGGCCGACACGATTAATATCCCTTATGCCGTGAGCGGTTCCGGAACAAAGGTCGTCACGCTTTATCTGAACGGCCGGCAACAGAACGCGCACACCATTACAAGATCGGGAACGACAAACGGCAGTTTCAGTTTGTCCCCCTCTTCGCTTGTGACCGGCCGGAATACCGTTCAAATGGTTGCCGAAATGGAGGCTTCCGCCGATCTCGTGTTAAAGTCTGAAAGTATCTATATTGATATTCTGAAATCCGGAGGATCGGCACCGTTCATCGGCACGATGATGAGTTTTCCGGACGGCCGTATTTTTACGGAGGACCATCTTGTTCCGCGCTTGGAAGCGGGGCAGTACGAACAGGTAAAATTTGACTTTGTGGCTTATGATCCTGACGCAACGCCGGCTCAAATGGACGTTTACCGGGACGGGGTGAAAACGCAGTCTGTCAGTGTGGCCCGTACTACGCAGACATATACCAACCGTTTTACGGAGCAGGGCGAGATCACTATGAAATTTAAGACGGGGGCCACGGAATACCCGTTTTATATCGACGTAACGGAAAGCGGGATCGACTTGCAGGAAACTACCGCCGGGCTTGTACTGAAACTTTCGGCAGCCGGGCGGAGCAACAGCGAATCCGATCCGGGAGCCTGGGATTATGGCGACATACATACGACATTTTCTGGTTTCGACTGGAGCAGCAACGGCTGGACGGGTGACGCCCTGAAACTTACGGGAGGCGCGAAGATTGAAATCGGGTACCGGCCGTTCTCCACGGATGCAACCACTACCGGGGCTACCTATGAAATGGAAATTCTTTGTTCGTCGGTAACGGACCGGCAGGGGGTGATACTGGACTGTATGGCCGGCGATATCGGTTTCCAGATGACAACGGAGCAGGCCCTTATGCGTGTTTCCGGCGGTACGGAAGTAAGTACGAAGTTTGCAAGTGATATGAACCTGAAAATGGCCTTTATTGTCGGGGCCAAGGCCGGTAAGCGGTTGCTGGAACTTTATGTAAACGGAATCCGTTGCGGAGCGGTGCAGTATGGGGCTACCGAAGGATTACTGCAGGCGGAACCGGTGAACATCCGTTTGTTCAGTGATACGGCGGATGTGGAGATCAGGAATTTCCGTATTTATAACCGTGCGCTTACGGATGATGAAGAATTGAACAATTACATGGTAGACCGGACTACGTCGGACGAAATGGTCCTGTTATTTGAAAAAAACGATGTTACGGGGGACAACGGTACGGATATCGACATAGACAAGTTACGCGCCCAGGGAAAGGCGGTTATGCGAATTGTCGGCGATGTGAACCTTGTCAACGCCACCAATAACAAGAAATTCGAGGTACCGGTCGATATCTATTTTTATAGCCCGCAGGGTAAGGAGTACGATTTTGTAGCAAGGAATGTCGGTCTAAGAATACAGGGTACATCATCCACCACTTATCCGCGTAAGAATTACCGTCTTTATTTCTTGCGCCTGGAAAAATACGGTACCACGCTGGAAGTTAACGGCGTGGATGTGCCGTCCCTTGAATACAGTTTCAAACCGGGAGCACGGCCGATCAGTATATTCTGTTTGAAAGCGGACTTTTCCGATTCTTCCGGTACACATAATACCGGTGCGGTGCGTATTGTGAACGACGTTTGGAAGAGGTGCGGGTGGCTGACACCGCCGCAGGCTGCATATAAGGGGGAATATGACGTACGTATAGGCGTGGACGGTTTCCCTATGGACCTGTTTTATGACAACGACGGCACCGGTGCGAATACTTATCTGGGAAAATACAATTTCAATAATGAGAAGTCGGAAAGTGCGATCATTTACGGTTTTGAAGGAATTGAAGGATTCAACGACGAAGCGGCCCTGAACGGGCAGCGTAACAAATGTATCTGTCTGGAGTTCCTGAACAACTCCGAGGCCCTTTGTCTGTTCGGGACTACCGACATGTCTTCTTTTGATGATGCGCTGGAATTTCGTTTCAAGGCGGACACTACCTGGGCGGATGCACACGAGGACGACAAGGCGGCAGTTACAAGGCTTTGGAACTGGATCGATTCATGTAAGGATGATCCCGCCAAGTTCCTGGCGGAATATAACCAGTATTTCGGTAATGACAGCCCGTTTGCATGGTATCTGATTACCGATTACTTTATGGCTGTGGATAACCGGGCAAAAAACATGATGCTGGCGACTTGGGACTCTCTGATCTGGTATTTCCTTCCTTACGATATGGACACGCTGTTCGGTGTGCGTAATGATTCGGTACTGAAATACGAATATACCATTACCCACGAAAGTTTTGACGATAGTATCGGTAGTTATGCTTTTGCCGGCCATGATTCCGTTTTATGGGAACTGGTACGGTCTTGTCCGGACAAATTGCGTGAAGTGGCGGAAACCTTGCGTAGTAATATGAGCCTTGAATATGTCCTGCAAGTATTTAACGAGGAACAAATGGGCAACTGGTGCGAGCGGATTTATAACAAGGATTCGGAATATAAATATATCCTTCCGCTTACCGAAGGTGTGACAACCGGCAGCGGAACCAGTTATTATAATTATCTGTATGCCTTGCAGGGCAGCCGTTACGCGCACCGTACTTATACCATTCAGAACCGTTTCGCCCTTCTGGATAGTCAGTATGTGGCCGGTACTTACCGCCGTGACAGCTTCGCGGCTTATTTCGGGTACAAGTTCGGCAGCGATAACCGGAAAATTCGGATTACGGCCTCCGAACGGTATTATTACGGGTACGGTTACACGTCCGGAACGCCGCACCAAAGCGCGGTACTTGCAGAAACGGCCGGGGCTGTGGTGGAACTGACAATGGACACGGATTTAATAGTAAACGATCCGCAATATTTCTACGGTGCAAGCCGTATTCGCGGGCTTGATCTGACGGATGTAGCCCACGCCATTGTCGGCACGTTGAACCTGAACAACTGTACGGCCTTGCGTGAACTGAATGTTAGCTGTGAGGCCGGACAGATGACACTTAACGCCCTTCTGGTGGGTAATTGCCGTAACCTTCGACAACTCGACATATCCGGGCTTAAATCCTCTTCCTTTACCGGTATGGACCTTTCAAGCAACACCAAACTTGAAACCTTCCTGGCCGGTGATACATCCCTTACCGGTGTGACATTCGCCGGCGGTGCGCCTCTGGCCGTTTGCGTCCTTCCCGCAACTTTGCAGACGCTGGAGCTCCGGTACCTGAACAAACTGACCAATGCAGGGCTGCAGCTGGAAGGCACGGCAAATATCACGCGCCTTGTGATTGATAACTGTAGCCTGATCGACTGGAACACGTTGTTACAGCAATGCAGCGCGACCAACTATTTACGAATTACCGGTATAGATATGGACGGGGACGGAAGTTTGCTTCGCGGGCTTATGACAATGGGTGGTGTTGATGAAGACGGGGGAAACGTGCAGACGTGCCGCCTGGTGGGTACGTACCGGCTTACCCAGTCCATGTCGGACGAAGAGTACGCCGCCACCTGTGCGCACTTCCCGGAACTGAATATCATTCAGCCGCAGTTTGTCTGCATAAAAATAGACCAGACGGTGGAGGACGGGGAAAAGATTACAAACCTGGATAACTCCACCGGATATGACTATAATACGGAATTTGCTCCGTCTTCCCATATCCTGGAAGTGTTGTCGAAAAGACGTTGTATTCTGGCTAAAAAGACGGCGGAGGGTGAAATGACCTGTTACCCGCTTCATGATGAGAACCGAAATAAATACGCGGATAGTGACAGCGTGGAGAACGCCACGGATGCAGTATTAACCGGATCGGAAGGTGAAGTTTACATATATGAGCCTCATTACTGGTACAAGGGAGTAACGGACGTGCTGAATCAGTGCCTTTACGGTTTTATTTCAAGTAATGAGGATGCGCCGGCAGCAGCAGGGTACACCAGTATAAGATTTACCCGCGAGGAACTGGATGTGACGGAAGGGATCGGGATTCGTAAGAATACGGATTACACAACCATTGAAGAGGCGAAGAATGAATACGAATCCGGATCGTTCGCCCTGGTGGACGTCCGGGATTACAAGCAGGTTCGTTTTCCCGGTTTTGCTTCTACTCTTTACGGTGCTGTATTTATAGATGATGCCGGGAAAATAGTAAGTCGGATCAGCGTTTCAAATGCGAACGGTTTTATCAATGGTATGTATCTGTTTTGTGCCGTTCCTGTAGGGGCTACGAAACTGGCCTTTACTTTCCTTAATTCGGCGGCCTTCGATTTCGTTTTACTCACAACATCGGAAAGTGTGGAAGCGATCGAGCCGGACTGGGTAGAGCATACGGAATGCCTGGGCGGTGTTTATGAAGCCTATCTGATTGATGATGTGCTGCGTTCTGTCAGTGGTGTTTCAAGTGTAGGAACTATTTCACAGAGCCAGGCAGTCAAATACGCCCAGAACAGGGGCAAAGGTTTCCAGCTGTTCGACTGGGAGATGCACAAGGATGTGGGTAATCTGCATTTCTTTAAATACGGTAATACCGATTCGCAGGGAGTTTGCGGATATGGAACAAACAATTACCAGAAAGTGACAGGCCTTACAAATGCGCTGGGGATGCGTGATACGGTTTCTTATTATAAGGAAAAGGGCGGTTCCAATCCACAGGCGGAAGGTGCTTACCGGGACGGTGTAAATTATCAGTCCGTCAATGTGCTGGGATATGAGAATTTCCAGGGAAACAAGGCGGAATGGTTGCAGTATGTCACAGTAAACAAGACGGCGGCGGACGGAAGGTGGTTTATTACCATGCCGGACGGAACGGAACGCGTTGTACAGGGAATTACTGTTTATAATGCGGATATTTATCCTACCCACATGGTTTGGGGCCGGTATATGGATTTGATTGCGGCCAAGGAAGGCGGTTCCACTTCCTCTCATTGGTTCGACAGGTTCTATGTGGGTACCGGGCTTTCTCGTGTGGTGTATCGGTCGTACAGCTACGCTCACGCGTTGGGCGGTGTTTCGTGTGCGAGCGCGAATTACGATTCATCGTACACGTTTGCGTACATCGGCGTTCGGCTTGCCTTCAGGGGCATCATACGCTGGGCGGGTAGCGTCGCGGCCTTTAAAGCCATAAATCAGGCAGATTAAGATAAAAAATAGCAACGTAAAACGTTGTGCGGGTAGCGCAGGCGTCCGGAAGTAAGACGGGTGCCGGTGCTTCCTGAAAGTACAAAGGCGGATTTCCTCATATACACTCGTGTGGTGTATCGGTCGAACAACAACGCGAACGCGTTAGGCGGTGTTTCGTATGCGAACGCGAATAACGATTCATCGAACACGAATGCGAACATCGGCGTTCGGCTTGCAAACAATTAGGATAAAGAAAAAGCGCATAAGCCTTAAAGATTGGCGTACAACAGTGGGGACGTGTCCCCGGCGTGGAGCCAAGAGGAATGAGCCTCGCCAACAGCAGCCGTTTACGGCTGGAAAGGGGAAAAATAAAGCGCAGGGCAATGGGGTTTGGTAGGAATTTTTTTCGAAGAAGCCCGGCCCGGGGAATTGAAGGCTAATTTAATTATCATGTGGAGAGAAGATAATATTATAGAAGAGATTGTCGAGGACTCCAATATAGAGGACGCCATAAAAACGGTATTGCGTAAAAGAAGACGAAAGTGCAGCTTTGCCGGGCGTAGAATACTGGCGGATGTCCCGAAGGCAGTAGAGAGGATCAGGCAGCGGATCAGGAGCGGGCGGTTCAAGCTCGGAGGATATCGGGAAATGACCGTAGACGACGGGCCGAAGGTAAGGATCGTACAATCGGTTTCCCTGGAGGACAGGATCGTTCTTAACGCTGTTATGAATGTGGTGGACCGGCATTTGAAAGTACGTTTTATCCGGACTACTTCCGCATCCATTAAAAACAGGGGTACGCATGACCTTTTACAGTATATCGTTAAAGATATAAAGGATGATCCCGAAGGAACCCTGTTCGGGTACCAGTTCGATATAACGAAATTCTATGAGAGCGTAGACCAGGACGTTTTGCTGGATGCAGTGAAAAAGATGTTCAAGGATAAAATATTAATCGGAATCCTGGAAGAGTGCATCCGCATGATGCCTAAAGGCGTAAGTATCGGGCTAAGATCATCGCAGGGGCTTTGTAATTTGCTTCTGTCTATTTACCTGGATCACCGGTTAAAGGATCAGGAGGCAGTAGCACACTATTACCGGTATTGTGACGACGGTCTGGTGCTTTCCGGTAGTAAGAAATACCTTTGGAAGGTTAGGGATATCATTCATGAACAGGCCAGGAAAGCCCGCCTGGAGATTAAAAGTAATGATACCGTTTTCCCGATCACCGAAGGTATCGACTTTCTGGGATATGTAACCCGCCCGGATCATGTACGGTTAAGGAAGCGTAACAAACAAAAGTTCGCCCGCAAGATGCACAAGGTTAAAAGCAAGAAACGTAGGCAGGAGTTAACCGCTTCATTTTACGGGCTTACAAAACATGCCGATTGCAAGAACTTATTTTATAAACTAACAGGAAAGAAAATGAAAAAATTAAAAGATTTGGGCTACAAGTACAAGCCTAAAGACGGACGGAAACGATTTACCGGGGCAAGGATCAAGTCGCCCGAACTGATGAACAAGGATGTGATCGTACTTGATTATGAAAAGGATGTGCCGACGAAAAACGGAAACCGGACTGTTATAAAGCTGGAACTCGACGGCAAGGAGAGAAAGTATTTTACCAGCCTGGAGGAAACACTTTTCATTTGTGAATCAGCGGCAAAAGACGGAGAACTGCCTTTTGAAGCACATTGCGAAGGTGAAGTAAGTGAAAAAGGATTGATAATTATACATTTTACTTGAAATGATACGAATTTATGCAGACAGCAAGGCGGAACCGGTAAGATGTACCAACCGCCGCCGGGGAATCTGGCGTATTACGTGGGATTACCAGGAAACAGAGACACCCGAAGGAGTGCAACGTAGTTACATGGAAGAGACGTTCGATCATCTACCCGCACTGGCAGAAATCAAGGCGGTTATTAATCAGTGGTATAACAGGCAGATAACCGACACGATCGAAAGCGGGTACGTATGGAACGGCCTGAAAGTCTGGCTTTCCATGGAGAACCAGATGAATTATAAGACGGCGTACGATCTTGCCTTGCAGACAGGCGGGGAAAACCTTCCTGTTACTTTCAAGCTCGGGGAAGAAGACAACCCGACGTTTTACGAGTTTGCAAGTATGCAACAACTACAAGAGTTTTACACCGGTGCCGTGAAACATATACAGGAGACACAAAAGGAAGGCTGGGCACTTAAAAAGGCGATAGACTGGAGCGTTTATACGTTGGAGTAGAAAAAGTGAAGGGGGAAGCGGGAAACACGTTTCCCCTTCACTCTTTTAGTTATAACATATCATCAAAGGCGTGTATTCCCGCTTCGCGTTCATCTTCCAGAGCATGTGCGTAAACCATTGTCATAGTTATAGAACTATGTCCCAAAAGGTGGGATAGCGTTACGATATCATGTGTTTTCTTATAATACAAGGTAGCGAATGTATGCCGCCCGGTCTTTGAACTGATATCCTTTGTTATTCCTACTTTACCGGCTATAGTTTTCAGTACCCGGTTTATATCCTGATCCGTGGGAAGGTTCATAAACAGGTTGCCTTTTGTACGTCCGGCCCGATAATATTCATAGATATAACGTGCCGGGTCCGATAAAGGTACAGTTACCGGTATTTTGGTCTTGCCTCGTGTGTAGTGTAGTTCATTCCCTATGAACTGGTTTATCTGCAATGCTTTTGCATCGCCTATATGCAAAGAAGTAAAACAAAGAAACAGAAAAAAACGGAGTACGTTCTGGGTACATTCTTCCAAGCGGCCGGACCGGTACAAAGCGGTCAGGCGGAGGAGTTCTTCTTCCGTCAGGTATATAACTTCACTTTTGGGGCGACGTATCTTTATGGCCGCGAACGGGTCCTGGTCCATATAACCGCCACGTATGGCGGCACCTACATATATTTTGATAGTAGCCATGTTACGCCATGCCGTAGAATCCATGTTACCTATTTTGCGAAGATATGCAAAGAAAGACAGGAGAAATTCATGGGTAATCTCTGAAAATACAAGGCCGGGGGCGAATGTTTCCAGTTTCTTGATGATAGAAACGTGATGTTTCCAGGTACCGAAAGAAATTGTTTTGCTAATTTGTTTGAGGTAAACCCGTGCAAAATCAAAGAAAGTACCAAAATCGGAAGGATTGTTATACTGGCGGAAGAAACTTTCTTTTGTCAGCGTCTCATTTTTAAGACGGGCACGAACAAATATGTCGCTTACACGTGACCGGATGTTTGAGATGATTAAATTTTTGTCTTTACTCTCTTTGTCCCGGCCTTTTATCACTTCGTTTTGCTCGTCCCATTCTTTGGACGTGACACTTAACCTTACCGCGATCCTTATTTTCTCACGGTTGATATAAAATTCCACATACAGGGGGAGCCGGTCGGTTTTGCCTTTTTTGCCTTGTCTTACAACTCTTATTGCCGTCATTTTTATATGCCTATTTTATGCCTGTAGAGGGGATATGCCTACAAATATGCCTACACAGGCAGGTTATTAAAAGTTAAACGGGGGGGGTAAAATGCTCTCTAAATAAAGAAGTTACGACCTCTTATCGTAAGAAAGGAGGGCGTAGATGAGACGGTCGATGATGGGACGGAAGAAGTTGCAGTTGTTCACCAAGAGGTTCTATCCTGCCGGGAATTATACCTGGATCGTACCTAAAGGATGTAGGGAGGTTGATGTGTTTCTTGTCGGAGGAGGGGGTGCAGGACATAATGGAAGCGGTGGAGGTGGCGGCTATACTAAAACCTTCAAAAAAGATACATCCGGATGGAGAGACGGTGATGCTATCTCTGTTGCACCGGGTCAGTCAATTCCGATAACAGTTGGGAAAGGAGGAATTGGAGGGTATTCTGAAGTTGCCCCCAACGGTGGATACTCTCAATTCTTAAATTCAAGTTATAGAGCTAATGGCGGAAATGGTGCGGGTAATGGTTATCCAGGCGGAAGTAATGCCGGAGCATATACTGGTGGCAACGGCGGAAGTGGCGGAGCAGGAGATGATTCAGATACGGCTAAAGCGGGTTCTGATGGATCTAACGGAATCGGCAGCCGCAATGAAAATGGCTCTCTCTATCCAGCTGGTTCCCTATATGGCGGAGGAAAGGGTCAAAGGCATACAACCCGCGATTTTGGCGAACCTACTGGGAAACGAAATGCCGGAGGTGGTGGTTCAGACAGAAATATAAATGGGGGCATGGGTGGAGAATCCGATTACGACAAAGGATGCGGAACTGGAAATGGCAATAGAAAAAGTGGCGGTTACGGTGGTGGCGGTTGTGGTACTTACGGTAACGGCGGTGATGGCACTGTCCTGATCCGCTATTGGGCTTACGAAGAATGATCTGCCGTTGAAAAAGATGAAACAAGATATTAACGACTAAAAAATAGGAGATAAAGTCATGAGAAATAATTGTTTACAAATGTTAATGGGGGGGGGGTAAACACCTCTTAACTAAAGTATCTGACCGACTTTCGGCGGAAAGGAGGTTGGTATGATAAGATCGATGATGGGACGAAAGAAAGTAGACAGGAATACTTTGCTGTTGCTACATTTTGATGGATCATTGAAAGATGAAGCCTCAGGCAAGCCTTATGTTGGTAGTAATATGTCCTATGTAGTGGGAAAATTCAAGAATTGCGTTTCGTTTTCAGGAAACGGGTATGTAAAGATAAGTGGAACGAATGCCATAAATGAGTCCCTATATCCAAACTATACCGTCGATTTTTGGATTAAACTGAAAAGTGGTGTGAGAAACGGTATAATGTCAAAAGGCGTTGCTTATGGAAGTTACAGCTTTGATATAATGGAGGAATCAGACGGACGCATTTTCTTTGGATTGCAGTATGGTGGAACCCGAGGGGATGCAATATGCTATTTTACGATGCCACGGGATCAGTGGGTTCATCTTGCGATCGTCAGGTCACAATCTCGATATTGGAAAGTGTATGTAAATGGAGTGTATGCGTCTGGTTTCACATCAACGATGGTTTCAGGGTACTATAGTTCTTTAATGATCGGAAAATATCGAGATTATGGATTGTATCTGAACGGTATGATTGACGAGTTTCGCATCAGTAATATTGCCCGTTGGACATCAAACTTCACTCCGCCTGCAAGGCCGTATTAATAAATTAGTGACACTGTCTTTGGGCTGTCACAGCAGAAAGACAGCAAATGTATATTCAGAAAAAATTATTGATAATCGCCAACCCCAGGTTGGGTATTTTCTTTTAAAACAAATGGAGATATAAAATGTTCGGTGGCGAAAGAATAATAAAACAGCCTCCAGGCTATCACAGATTGGAGGCTGTAAAAAAAGAAAATTAGGGGGACCGAGGGTCTCCGGAAACAAAGTTAAACAATAAAGTTTGAAAATCATGTTATTATTAATTATTTCTTTTTTGGTTATCGCAGCTTATACGGCAGCAGTTTGTATAAAGGCAAAAGGTGTACCTTACTCTATCAGTGCAACTTATTACAAACTGGAACACGATCACTGGTTTATGGCTACAATGTGGCTGACTGCCGGATTGTTGATGCCGGCCGTGCTGGAAGTAAGTAAGCCGGGCACAGAATGGCTGGCATTCTTAGCTTGTGCCGGTATGTTCTTCATTGGGGCTGCTCCAAACTTCAAGGATATCGTCGAGGGGGGCATACACAAAATGGGGGCTATACTTTGCCTTGTGAGTTCGCAGGCTTGGGTAGCCTGTAACTGTCCGTGGTGTTTGATGGTTTGGATAGCGTATGTGGGTTATACCGTGGCCATGATGGTGCGAAATGAAAACGATAGCATTATATCGGATTTTCTGTACACTAAACCGATGTTCTGGATCGAAGTTGCAGCATTAACAAGTACCTATCTGTCACTTTTAATTTTAGCGTAAGTATGGAACGTATCATTCATTTGAACATTACCCAGGATATAACGCATGGGACTACTATTATTTTTATCTGTGCTATCTTGACAATCGTAGCCTCGTTCATTGACATGTGGACGGGACTGGATGCAGCAAGGGTGAATAAAGAACCTATTTCCAGCCGGTCGCTTAGGAAGACAATTGCCAAGATCGTAGATTACCTGCGAGTAGTCCTCTTTGCTGTCTTGATTGACGTGTTGGGGCTGTTTTTCCCTTGGTATGCCATCCCTTATTGTGTGATCGTGGTTACTTTGGGAATATTACTTATTGAAGGACGATCGGTTGTGGAAAATAGCAAGAAGAAGAAGGCTCATGCCGGGGAAATTGCCGATATCGTAGAAAGGATCGTTCAATGCGCAGTATCGAAAGATGCGGAAGAACTGATTAAGATTATCAAAAATTCAAGTAATAAAGGAGATAAATAATATGAAGAAGAATAATTTGCCGAGAGGCTTAAGAAATAACAATCCCGGAAATATCCGGATCAATGGCGACTTATTTCAGGGCGAGGTGAGACCAAGCAAGGATAAGTCATTTAAACAGTTCGAAACGATGGCCTACGGCTACCGGGCGATGTTCGTAATCTTACGGAATTATATCCGCAATTACAAACTGGACACCATCCGCAAGATGATTAGCCGGTGGGCCCCGACAAACGAGAACCATACGGAGAATTATATCAGGGTGGTGGCGGAAAGAAGCGGTATTCCGGCTGACGAGCCTGTATATCCTGAGAACAGAGAGATAATGATTCGCATTGTCGCTGCTATGTCTTATGTTGAAAACGGCGTAGAAGCCGATATGCCGGATGTTATAACAGGATGGATTTTGCTATGAGACTATTATCTATTATTATAGCGTTTATTCTTTGTCTGGCTGGATGCCGGACAAAGATAAAATATGTGCCGGTCGAAACGGTTAGGACCGACAGCGTGTTCTTCAACTCTGTCCGGATCGATAGCGTACTTATACATGATTCGATCTCTGTAATCCAAAGAGGCGATACCGTTGTCGAATATCGGTACAGGTACATCTATAGGTACAAGGACAGGGTAGACACGCTGTATATAAACCGGACGGACTCTATCCAAGTTCCATATCCTGTTGAAATCGAAAAGAAGCTGACACTCTGGCAACAAACGAAAATCAAGTTCGGCGGCTGGGCTATAGCCGTTATCATTGTTACAATACTGATCGTCGTTGGCCGGATGGTCTACAAGCTAAAGAAATAGCTTTTTGTTCATATTACTCGAAAAAGTTGAAATAGAAGGGAAAAAGATTGTTGTTAAATACGGATTTGGATATGATGAAATGTTTTAGGTTCCGGTAACAAATGTGACCGTTAATTTGATACAAAACGACTTCTCTACCATTGGAGAACGATCCCTTGCCGATATAATTGGCAAAACCAAAAGTACAATTTTGAAGGGGGGGGTAGAATTAAAAAAATTATTTATAACAACAATTCTGAGGCTCGGTCTAAAATTCTTCTATGAGCCTCTATTCCATTTTCTTGAAGTTCTCGAAAATATAATTTAATATCTTCTTGATCTTCCATAGTACGATATATTCTTAAGTCGTTTAAATCATAAAGATAATTAATCCGATGTTCGTTCATATCTCTTAGTTGAGCCAATATTTCCTGTCGGGAAGATTCGTTATAGGTAAATATTCTTATCTTCTTAGGTTTTACCTTCTTGGAAGTTAGATCTGATTGCTGTTTAAAAAAATCTGAAAAATAATGATAATCTGTAGCTCCCAAAGAGTGTCCAAAAAAAATAATTTCATCAGCTTCTTCCAATTGAGCTCTAACATTACATGATCTATAATATGGACTATGAGATTTTATCATAAAATAAGTTGGTTTAGCAACATCGACATCATCTTGAAAACCAATAATAATAGACTTATCTTTTAGATTTCCATGTATATATGTATATTGAACATCTTTATTAGGTATGTTTAAAGACAAGAGGATTTGATTAATGTCTGTATAATTAAAACTCAATATTTGAAAATAGCCATTATCTACTACTTCTTTTAGTAAAGTTGCTGCAACGGATTCTGTTTTTAATTGAAAATCGATATTTGTTAAATATTGGCATAGGCTATCTCTTAATTTTTCAAACGCAGTCTCTGTGTCTTTTGGTAAAGCTTTACCAGTTTTATATTGCTCAGCAAATAACCTTAAAAAGTTTTCTAGATCAATCCATTTTTCAGTATGAAATTTTTCAGATAAGAAATCTAGTAACTGATATTTGTGTGCTATGGACTTAAAATTGTCACTCTCAATAAAATCAGAATAGCTCGTTTTTAATCCTAAATCCAGATCAAAACCGTTCCCTATTATCAATAACCTATTGGCGAACATTCTCTCTATTAAATTTTTACACAAAAATACGAAAATATTTCGAAGTGGCAATATTTGAATTGTACTTTCTGTTCTTTTATTGGGATATACACGAATGGTTCTCTGCCAGATGCAATCATCTATGGCCGTGAACTGGTATGCTCTGTTTCGTACTTTCATTACATCCGGCTGAATCCTTTTTCCCAAGAATTTTTACTATACGGATATAATCTGACTTTTTGCACCGTTTCGCTACCGCTTTGACCTGATGCCTTTTCACAACACACACACCACACCATCATGACAGAGAGCTTCATTTTCTTTCTCAATAGATAGAAGGCACCACTTGCAGTGGATATTACCACCGGATTGAAGTCAGTGGTATTCTGTGTCATCACGGTAATAGCACTTTGGTTATTGGGATGTTCCGGATGGTGAATACTCTCGTTCCTTGCGATCTCCTTCCTTGCTTGGTATATCCTCGAATGGCTTTTCTGCTCTGCCAATGCCGGAACATGCAACGGGTATACAAGGCAATCTGTTATGAGCAGGAAGCTGGCTACGTGACCGACGCCTACGTCCGGGAATACCTCCGGACGGGAAGGAACCGGAGATTATAGAAGTGTTTTTAAACAGCATTTAATATCTATTGCATAGAGATGAAGAATTTATTACCTTTGAGTAAAATATGTAAACAATGGAAATAAGCATAGATAAAGAAAAAAAACGTTTTTATCAATTTATTGGTGAAGAAGGAAATAATAAT